TAATTGCAAAGTCCCTCATCGAAACAAAGGACTTCTTCCGAGTGTCTTTTGATGATGGGACGCATTTGGATGTTTCTCACCATCACAGGTGGACAATTTTCGATCTCTCCAAGAGAGGCCGAGGCGATAAGGAGCGTGGTAATTTCAAATGCACGGTTGATACCGCATGGCTCCTGTCCCAGGATTTAAAATACCGAGACCAAAACAGGTTTGCCATACCAATTATCACTGGTCCAGTTGTTAATTTTGACCCATGTGAACCAGAAATACCGCCCTATGCCCTTGGTTATTGGCTTGGGAATGGTTACAACCAAGGCTCTACCATGGCATGCAACACAGATGACGTTGACGCCGTCCTAGAGAACCTTAAGCCAGAGCTAGGGGAGCTGTCTTATAGGATCTATGACCCAACAGCTAAAAGAGCGACTATCCTAACCCCTGGGTGGAGACAGATCCTCAGGAATGCTGGATGGCCCTGCTACAAAGAAAAATCCGAGGTTGGGAATAGCCGAACCGTCTTCACCAAAAATGGGTTCACCCTCAATTGGAGATCTTGGAGTGTTGAGAATAGGAAGAGCTTGCTGGCTGGGCTATTGGATTCAGATGGGCACGCTACGAGTAGGGGGGATGCCGAATTTGACAGCACTGTAGAAGATATAGCTATGTTGGTGAGATCCCTTTTGGTGTCTCTTGGGATGAAACCCACCCAGGCCTCAATAAAAATGCCTTCCGTTGGGGTTAGTGCTAGCCACAATAAGTTGCCATCTCTAAGGATTGGCGTAACTCCTACAATGCAAGTGTTTAACCTTAAGCGCAAGGCTGAATGTGTTGTTATCCGAGAAAGGTCAAAACGGCAATCAAGGCGTTATATCACGTCTATTGAGCCGATTGGCAGACAGGAAGGGCTTTGTTTTGTTGTAGATTCAAAGGACCACTTATATGCCGCAGGACCAGACTATATCATCACTCACAACTCTGATTGTCTCTTGGGAGACTGGCTTGCTCATCAACAGTCTTTCGGGGGTAACTCTAGAGGAGTTCTGTTTCGGAACTCCTACCCGGAACTTCAGGAAATCCTTGGACGAATGCATATCGTCTTTGGGGCCATCGGAGCCAAGTGGAGAGAAAAAGATACAACCTGGACCATGCAAAATGGATCCCAACTTCGTCTTTCCTATCTAGATTCCTTTGAGGATGCCCTTAAACACCGGGGTAACCAATATGACTGGCGTGGACATGATGAATTAACAATGAGGCCCAGTGATGAAGAGTATGTGTTTCTATATTCTCGCATGCGTTCTGCTCACGGCATCCCTACTCGCACTATTTCTACTAGCAATCCTGGAGGACCAGGCCACACCTGGGTCCTCCGAAGATTCGGAATCGACAAATACCCCAAAGGAATGAAGCCGATCCATGAATATCTTGATATTAACAAGAATATCACCCTAGAAGATGGGAGCCAATACGATGCCATACCTAACGATCAACTCCCGGTGGATATACGAAGAAACACCAGAATCTTCATCCCTGGGAGGCTTTCAGATAATAAATTCCTTGATACAGACGGCCACTATAGGGCACATCTACTGGCTCTCCCAGAGGCGCAACGTCGGATGCTGCTTGATGGACGATGGGATATCGTCGAGGGTGCTTTCTTTGATGAGTGGGATCCTAATGTCCACGTAGTAAGAGCCTTCAACCCCCCGCCGTCCTGGAAGAGGTGGATGAGTGGAGACTGGGGCACATCTGCCCCCTATGCCTTTGTCTGGTTCGCCCAATCCCCCAATGGGGAGGTCTTCGTCTATCGGGAACTCTATGGCACCCAGATGGGTACTAATATTGATAAGGGGGTCAAGGAACCACCCACAACCGTATCTGACCGTATCAATGCCCTTGAGCAGGAAGGCGATGAATATCTCCAGGAACGGTGGATTGATGCCTCCTGCTTTGACAACCACGAGATGGGGACTAGCGTTTCAGAGCAGTTCAGGCTAAAGGGCATCTTCTTTCAGCCCTCCCAGAAGAAGTTTAAGTCAGGGAGCATCGCCATGTTCCGAGACTACCTGAAGGTGACCAATGGCATCTGCCGGTTCCATGTCATGGATAACTGTGTCCACCTGATTCGGACCCTCCCAGCATTAATGGTTGATAGAAACAACGTGGAACAGTATGATACGAAGGGGCCTGACCATCTATTAGACGCTGTAATCTATGGGATAAGGCGCAATATCAAGACTCGGGAAGAGTTGAACCACGAGCGGGGCTCTGTGGATAGGAATTTGCGCGTTATTAAAAGATTTGGCGCTTTCGGCGCTCATTAGTTACTATGTTGAAGAGGTGTTTATAAATGATAACTCCAGGTTTGGACCTAACTTCGGTAGCTAATTGGGCTTCACAGTGGTATTCAGACCGAAAAAACGAACGGATTATGAAGGAGCGGATCTGGAACGAGTGCTGGCTTGCCTATGACTGCAAATTTGGCGAAACATGGGCCGATTTGGAGGATTATCGGTCTAAACGCTACCTTTCTTTGCCTTGGCAGATGACCGAGAGCGTTTGCGCAAGCATGGTGAACGGCACAATGCCATCAGATGACTGGTTCAACATCCTGGGCCGCACCCCTGGGGACGATTCAGGCTCCAAATTGATGCAGGCCCTCCTGAAGTGGCAGCATTACCGCTCTGGGTTCCGAAATGAGGTTTCTGAAATCCTAAAACAGTCTTGGATCTTCGGGAATGTCCCTGTCGCTGTCGATTGGCATGAAGAATTGCTTGATATTCCTGATCCTGATGCCTACGCTGCCCAGATCGCGCAGAATCAGATGATGGAAGCGCAGGGGATGGTGGTTCCTGAAACTTTGCAGATGAAGCAATGGCCTACCAAGACTGTTCGGAAATATGATGGCCCCAGGGTTAAAAGCGGGAACATCTTCGACTATGTGCAGGACTTGAGCCCCAGCAATGAGCGCATGGCCCTTCGCGGTATGCGCTTTTTTAGGTCTAAGGGCTATCTCCAAAATATGAGCAAGATGGACTCAAATGGGTATAGCCTGTATGAAAATATTGAAGGCTTGGGCAATGAAACTATCTTCCGGGAGTCCTCTGATTCTCTCAAAATGATGACAGAACGGCAGATTGGTATTGCTAAGATGCCAAAAGATATGGTCGAACTTATTCAATATGAAGGAGATATTGAAATCCCAGATGGGATGGGATCCTCTACCTTCTACCCCAACCATATCCTTGTTGTTGCCAACCGAACTACCGTTATCAGGTTTGAACCCAACCCCTTCTACCATGGCAGACCCACCTGGGAACTGTTCAGGCTCTACGAGGAGCCCAATGAACTCTACGCGAGGGGAGGAATTGAGCCCATTCTAGGGATCAATGACGGTATCCAGTGCCGGTACAACCAGACGATTGAAGCGAACTCACTAGCCGTCAACCCTCAGTTCAAATACAAGGAAGATGGGGTCTTTGACCCTGACCAGTTCATTTCTGCCCCTGGGATGCTCCACAAAGTAGCTGATCCTGCCGGGAATATCCTCCCTCTCCAGATCCCCAGCGAAGCGTCCCTCTCCTGGAATGAGATTAACTTTGGTATCAACCAGCTTAACCTAATCACTGGCGCGTCTGAGAACTTTGGTGGGGACCCCTCCGCTACTCAGGTATCCATTCAGGCTGGCATGAGTGCTAACCGGACCCGCGAGACGCTTAACCATATCAACTATGCCCTCCTGATCCCAATCCTGGAGAAGGAGATTGCCCTTAATCAGCAACTGATGGACGAGGCAACCTGGGTTCGTATCGTCTCTGACACCCCTGGTCAGGCCAATGACCCCGTGACGGGCTTGCCCTTCACCATCCAGCCACAGCAGTTCCAGGTGAGCCCTGAGGACATCGTTGGGGCCTATGATGTGGTTGCTGTAGGGGCTAACCAGACCTCCCAGAACATTCAGAAGTCCAAGGACTTGCTCCAAATCACCACTGCTATTGCCCAGTCCCCATTCGCTAACGCAATTAAGGGGCCTGAATTTGTTAACGAAGTCTACCGAATGGGCGGCTTCTTTGATGCCTGGAAGTTCATTAAAACTCCAGAGGAGATCCAACTTGAACAGCAACAGCAGTTTAATCAGCAACTTGCTCTTAAAGCCAGCGGAATGGGACCGGAGGGACCTGGCCCAGCGGGAGGCGGACAAGGAGCAGTTTCGAGCCCTGGCCCTGAACCCTCACCTGGAGGTATTGCTTCGATGGCTGGAATGGCAGAAGGGCCGGGCGAACTCCCCGGTGGACCCAACCCAGACCAATTGGCAGGAAACCGCTTTGGTTAACAAAGGGAGGATTGATCTGATCGTTGAAATTGCGTCTCAACTTAAATAAATTTGCTTCATTGAAATAATAACACTATCATAAACCATCGTGAGCGATCACGTTAAACATCAATAAGGAGACTGGTTATGCCAGAGGAATTTGAAGAACAGGAAGTTACGGAAACCACCGAAGTTGAGACACCCCCTGAAGCTGAGGCTGAAGAGGAAGCAAAAGTCCCAATTAGGGTTGTCAAAGAACTCCGTGATGAACTGAGACAGGCGAAGGAAGATGGCTACATGACCCGTCAGCAGATGACACGGCTGATGAGCGACTATCAGGAAGCCATCCGGACGAAGACCCCGATTGAGCCGCAGCCTGACCTTGACCCTGAGGTCTTGAAGTTGCTCAAGCCCTATTTGAAGCCCTTTGAAGAGGAGATTGGTCGCACCAAGGCTGAACTCGCTACCTTCAAAGCCTCTAGGGAACAGTCGGAAGCAGAGCGATTCATCGAAAAAAACCTTCCCAATCTCGAAGAGATCAGGACGGAACTCTTGAAAGAAATCCAGTCTTATAGCAAAGACGACCAGAACGAAATCCTAGCTAACCCCCGTGAGATTGTCCGAATCGGGAAGATGATTAGCCGGATGAAGGCTGGAACCTCTACGGTCAAAACCGAGAATCGTTCTCGGGCAAGGGCCGAGACTGGATCAACCCAAACAACTCGTGACTCCAACCGTGCCGCCGAAATGAACGAAGAACAGTTTAATGCGTTCCTCCGGAAGCAGGGTTACTTCTAAAAAGGAATAAATCATGGCCGGTCCCGCTACTTCCGCTACCTATGCTCCTCTTGGAGTATTTGTTGATCGTGCCGCTCTTGCGGTTGCGATGCCCCTCCTCACTATCTCCAAGTTCGGTCTTCAGAAGAAGATCCCCCAGAAGAACAGCAAGACTATCAAATTCCGCCGGTACGAGAAGATGTCTCCTACCACTGGCGCGGTCCTTGGCACCATCAAGGCCCTTCAGGATGGCGTGGTGCCCTCCACCGTTAATCCGACTGTGACCGATCTGACCGCCACCCTGTTCCAGTATGGCAATCTCTCTCAGATCAGCGATCAGGCTATTTGGGTGAACGAAGCGGATGTGGATTCCGAGGTTGTGAAGCGCAACTCTGAGAACATGGTTGAAACCATTGAGCGAGTCTATTGGGCTGGCATCATCGGCGGCTCCACTGTCCAGCGTCTGACCGATGACATCGGCTCCATCTCTGGGGCTGCCCGAACCGATGTGGCCGGTCGTATCAATGCCCGTGCCCTCGACAAGGCGATTCGGACCCTCCAGGCTAATGTGGCTAAGCCGATCACCACGGATGTCTCTGCTACCACTAAGATTGGCACCCAGGGCGTCCGTTCTGGCTATGTGATGGTCATCCATCCCCATGTCAAGTATGACCTTGAACTGGTCCCCGGCTACATCCCCAAGGCCCAGTATGGTTCGATGGAAGGCACGTTTGATGGCGAAATCGGCTCCTATAAGGAAATCCGCTTTGTCGTCAGCACCCTTGCCCAGATCTTCCCCGATGGCGGCGCAAATGTCGCTGGCACGATGTCCACCGGCACGACCAAGAGTGATGTCTACATCAATATGCTCTTTGGCAAGGAAGCCTATGCCGTGATTGATCTTGCCTCTAGCTCCCAGACTTACTACACGTCTGCGGCCCAGGTGGATCATTCCAACCCCCTTGGCCAGTTTGCCTCGATTGGTTGGAAGGCCATGTGTGCCTCTATCATCCTTAACGATAGCTGGCTCCTCCGTCAGGAAGTCGTCGCTTCTGCCTAAAACGTGAACAGGGAGGGGGCTTCGGTCCCCTCCTCTTCCTAAAACACTAAGGAGATTAACCATGGCTTTCACTTTTGCATCTGTGTCTGATGACCCGATCACTGGGATTCAGACCTTCTCTGCCACTACTGATACTAGCTCTGCGGCTGGGACCTTCTATACCGGCTTCAGCCCTCGTTACATTTTGGTGTATCAGGAAACGACTCCTGCCCAGTATGAGTGGTTTGAAGGCATGACCGCTGCCTACATGAAGAAGATTGTTGCCGCTGGAACGGTTACCACTGACACCACGAATGGTATCACGGTTAAGGCTACCGTCTCTGCCACTTCTGGCCAGGGGCCTTACCAGGTAACGCTTGGAACGGGTTGCCACACTAACAGTGCCACTTTCCGTATTACCTGCTTCAAATAGGTTGAACCAAGGGGGGGCTCACGCCCCCCTGCCTTTATTCGCTTAGAGCGAAAGGAGATTTTATGTCCGAAGAGGTTGAAATCAAGATCCCGGTTGCTCCCAAAGCTAAGGCTAAGGGTGGTCGTCCCCGGAAGGTTGCCACTAAATTGAAGCCTCATGAAAGCCTTCATGAGATTGCGGTCCCCAAGAAGGCTACCCAGTTCAATGAATGGCCTACCAAAAAGGCTTGCCGTATCAAGATCCACAAGAGCACGGAAGAAGGGGACGAAACGATTTGGCAGCTTGGGGACAGCCCCATTCTGCGTATCCGGCGCGGTGTTGAAGTCATTGTCCCTTATGACATTAAGAGCCTGTTGGATGACTCTGTGGTCGATATGCCCCGCTGCAATATGAACACGATCCCGCCTACACACTACGTCGAAAAGGTTACTCGCTTTGAATATTCCTATTTTGGCGAATGCACCTGGGAAGATTATCTAGCGTTCAAGGCTGGCGAAGCCAAGAAGAAATAGAACAATGGAGTAGAAGATGCAGAGATTCCAGGGAACAGTCCAGGACGCAAACGGTAGGGCGGTAGCGAGTGCAACTGTAACGGTCTACACGTCTGGAGTCGTCAACCCGCTCCCTGTTATCTATCAAGCCGCTGGGAGCAAAACCGCCCCAGCGGTTCAGTCTAACCCTATCTCTACGGACTCTTTGGGCAATTTTGGATTTGCTGCACCGGATGGAACTTATGATGTAGTTATCTCAGGTGGTGGGATCCCCACCAAAACACTCCCCAACATCAATTTCTTCGATGGTGGGATCACCTATCCAAGCCCCATGCTTGGGACGGTCACTAGCGTTAGCATGACCGCACCAGCTCTCTTCACGGTAGGCGGCTCTCCCGTGACGGGGAGCGGAACCTTGGTGATGGCTCTTGCAACCCAGAGCAAGAACCTGGTCCTTGCGTCTGACCCTGTGAATAATGGTGTAGCCCCCGCCATGAGATCCCTTGTCGCGGCTGATCTCCCGTCTGTTGGGACCGCTGGGGTGAAGGGGTCTGCGACTAAGATCCCTGTCTTTACAACGGATGCCCAGGGGAATGTTGTCTCCAATACGGATACGACTTGCACCCCCGCCTTCTCTAGCATCACTGGCACCCCTACCACCCTGGCTGGTTATGGTATTACCGATGCCGCGTCTCTAGGTTCTGCTGCCTTCTTCTCCGGGGATTTGCGTTGGTCAATGGACTCTACGGTCCAATCCGGTTGGCTGCTGGCTAACGGGGGAACCATCGGGAACGCTGCGTCGGGAGGCACGTCTAGAGCCGCTGCCGATACGCAAAGCCTGTTCACTATCATCTGGAACCAGACCCTAATTGATTACTGCCCGATGCAGGACTCCGCAGGAGCGGTTGTCTCTAAGGGAGCGACTGCCGCTGCCGACTTTGGAGCTAACAAGCGGATAGCTCTTCCGACCTTCGCTGGCAGGTCCATGGTAGGTGTGGGGACTGGCACCTGGGCTGCAACATTCACGGCTGACGCGGGAACGGAGCGCATCACCCTGTCCAGGGCCTACAAGGGCATCCAGACGGGGCAGGCACTCACCCTCTCGAATGTGGGTGGCGCTCTCCCCGCTGGGCTCTCCGCTGGTGTTTGGTATGCCATCCGGGTAAGCGATTCGGTTGTCCAACTTGCCTCGACTCTCGCGCTGGCTCTCGCCGGTTCTGCTACAGACATCACGGGCGCAGGGACTGGCGTTCATACCGCAACCCTGAACCTGACTGCCATCACTGATGGTGAACTTGGTGGTGAAGCGACCCATGGGCTCATCACTGCTGAGATCCCTGCCCATGTCCACGGGACGGTTGTTACTGCTGTTGCTGCTGGGACCACCCTTGGCGCAGTAGGGACTGCTTACGATGTGACCACTGCATCCACTGCCTCTACGGGCGGCTCTGCGGCCCATAATCTAAGAACCCCCTACCAGGGCGCGTATTGCCACATCAAACTCTAGGAGTTAACTGATGACTAATGTTCTGCAAACTCCTAGCCTGATGCCCTCGATCCTCTCCATGGTGAAGAGGGTCAAGAGGGAATGCGGTCTCCCAGAGCCTACTACCCTGGTTGCGACGACAGACAAAACGGCGATTGTGGTTCTGGACGCTCTCAATGACGCCATGACCGATGTCTACATGCGGAATCGGTGGGAGTGGAAACAAAGCCTATATGGACTGCCTCTCCAGGTAGCAGTAACGCAGTATGCGCTACCCGCTGACTTCGAGAGAATGTGTATTGACCCTAAGAGCGCTGGCTATCCCATCTCTGGTCTAAGCCAAGAAGAATGGCAACAGCAGATCCCCGCCGTGTCCATCACGTCAGGCCAGCCCCAGTATTTCACAATCCATGGCTATGTGTTCGAGATCTGGCCTTCCCCCAATGCAGAGTTTATAACCAACTACCCTATACTCCCGTTTACCTATTACCGGCTTCCCCCCCGTAGGCTAGATGGTTCAGACGATGCCGCCAATATCAACGTGCCCCCGGAGTTTGAGGATGCGTTGATCTCTTTTGCCAAGTGGAAAACCAAGATGTTCTTGGAATACCCAGATGCTGATGCCGACCACGCAAGGTATGAACAGGCGTTGAATGTGCAACTTAACGCAGACAGATCTATGCGGAGAGCCCCAAGGATGAGGCATGGAAGCATTGTCCGTTCCAAGATCTGGAGCTAAGAGATGCCCAATTACATTGGCAGGTTGTCCCAGCAGGCCGAAGTAACCAACTTCAAGGGCATCAATTCAAAGTCTTCCATTGTCTCCAAGAACGATGGGGAAGCGGTTGATATTGATAACTGGGACATCGACCTGTCTGGAACTATCACCAGCCGCCAAGGTTACATAATCAAGCAGACCTTTGCTAATGATGTCCGGTTTGTCGATACGTTCTTCACTATGGATGGTGTTCAGATCTATATCGCGGTGAGCGGTGATGATCTCTGGGAAGCCCCGGCAATCACTGGTCCGTGGTCAAACCGAGGGGGGACGCTTACCACTGGGGACTATACCTATGTGGGGACTTCCCTCAATGGGCGTTACATGCTCTGCAACGGAGTTGATGAACCTATCATCTTTACCCCTGGGCAGACAGTGGTGACCCTTAAGGACGCCTCCCTGTTGGACCCACCCCAAACGCTCATTGGTATCGCAACCCCCGGAACTGGTGGCACGACTTATAAGTATGTTGTGACCGGCGTCACGCCCAGGGGTGAGTCCCTCCCTTCCAATATTGTTACTATCTTCAACGGTGGTGTGACTCTTTCAGCGACAGTCTACAATACCCTATCTTGGGCCTCACCCGCTGGGGCCTATGCGCAGAAGGTTTACCGATGGAATAGCGGGACTTCAACCTATGACTTCATTGCGTTGCTTGTCGGGACTGCGACCTCCTATGTAGACAATGGCGCGACAGCGACAACTACTCTCCATCCTCCAACAGCCAATACCTCCTATAACACTCCCCTTGACTGGGAAACCAACGGACAGCCTGAAGGTTGTTTTGTCCTCTCAAGGGGTAGGGATCAAAGGATGATGGCCTGGAGAGGTAGTGATGTCTTCGTGTCTGCTCTGTCGAATGTATATGACTGGTATAGCCCCAATGACTCCTTCGCCTTCACCGTCCTGGGTGGTCAAGACAGCAACGTGAAGGCAGTAACCACACTATTTGACTACACGCTTGTATTTTCTAGAACGAATTGCTTCATTTATTCTGGTTCCAATTACACAGATTTCGCTTTAGGCAAGATTACCCAAACGGGGTGTTCTTCCCACTACTCCATCACGGCAGTGGGGGATGATGTCTATCTATGGAGCCAGTTTGGGCCAACGACTGTTAAGCGTATCTTGGCCGGTGCTGACGTTGAAACCAATGTCTTTGGGGCCAAGATTAGCCCTATCACATTCGGGACCAACCTCCCCATGTGGACAAAAGTTAAGGTTTGGCATGATTTAGTAAGGCAAAGGGTGTGCTGGGCACTACCTGGTGCTGGGCAGACCTTGAATACGATGGTCCTAGCCTATAACTATCAAACCAAAGGCTGGACCAAGTTTTCTGGATGGCAGATTGAACAAATTGCTTATGACCCGGTTGCCAAGGCAAACTATGCCTGCGTGAGCGGTGGGAATGCCAATTGTCTTGTTGAACTCCATACGGGCTCTAGTGACGGTGGGGTAGCAATTGAAAATTCATATACTGGGATTTATGACGACTTCAGGACCTTCCTGAAGAAGAGATCTGTCTTCCTGGATGTGATGATGGACCCGTCTACAGACTATAACGTAGCGGTTACCCTCAACTTGGACTTCCAGAGCCCTGCTTCTACCCCTCAGACATACACTCTCACCAAGGTTGGTTCTGTGGTAACAACCGAGGGGGAAGACGTGGTGCTACAGGGCAACCTAGTAAATATTCATAGAATTGTGGTATTTGGGTGTGCGAGGTACATGCAGTTAACCTTCAGCGATCTAGGTAAGGCTGGTGGTGTGAAGATATTCGGCTGGCGTCTCGATGAACGCGGCAAGGGGATCCGATGATACAGACTGAATGGGCCAATGAACCTCTCAATGGTGGGCTGCTCTACACGGTCCTAAATAAGCATCAGCTTCTTCCTTCCTATTTCTCAGACCCCCATGCCTGTGTTGCTGCCGCAACCCGGATGACGATTGGCTTCCTTCATGAAGGGAAGGAGCAACCTCTTGCAGTAATGTTCGAGTCCTCCCCGGAGCCTGGGGTGATTGGCCTGATGTTTATCACTGAAGTCGCCAGATTGAACCAGCGCAGGGATGAACTGATCGAGGCTTCCAAGGCCCTACGTGACCGCTGGTTTGGAGAGCTCGGGGCTATCCGGGTGGAAGCAAGGGTGCCAGTGGAACGGACCCAGACCATCCGGTGCCTAAAACACATGGGTTTCCATATTGAGACTGCCCCAAAAGGGCTAAGAAATGCTGTGATTTATAACGGAATACCCAAATCTCTTTGCGTTATGGGTCTACTCCCCAGCGATGAATTTCACAACTTGTCAAACCCAGTCAAGGAACCTATTCTAACTGAAGGAGTTGAGGCATGAACTTTCACGATGAGGCCCGTAACATTCAGTCTATTGGGGCAAGGAATGCTAAGGGAGATACCATCCTGGCGCATATTACCCCCAAAGAAGCCGCTATTTTGAAACTCCTTGGTGGAAGTGGCCGCAAAGACCCTCAGACGGGTGCATTCCACTTCGCTATGACCAATGAGGGCGACGATGGTGGAGATTATGACAACTCTTCGGATGACAATGATACTCCTAGCAACGATAGGCCTGAAAACCATAGGGGAGACCCCAGGGCCTATGGAGATACACCAGAAGAACGTGACTGGGAGTCGGTCAAGCGGGACATCCAAAGCCTCCCAGAGGAAGCCGACGACGATCCAGGCTGGATGCGCAGGGAGATGGAATCCTATAAAAAGAGTGGCTATGACCCTAATTTCGATCCGACTGATTACAACAACACGCGGGGGATGAACACTGTCCCAAGGACCGCAGAGCAGATTGCAGCCCAGCAGCAGAACTACAATAACACAATGGATTTCAACCGTCAGGCGCAGGAAAACGCAAAGCCTAAAAATCCTTTTGGCTGGGGAGATTTGGTGACAGGAGCGGCTGGGCTTGTAACTGGGACCCCAACTGGATTCCTTAAATCTGTGCCTAAAGCCGTTAGCTATGCGGGTGATCTCCATAGATGGAACGCTGAAAATGAGCGATTGGGTTTAACGGGACCTTCTACCTCCCAGCCACGGGCAGAACACGAAAGCGGCAACGGCGCAGGTAAAGCAGTCGGGCTGGGGCTGTTGGGTGCAGGAGCCTATGGTCTTAGCCAATCAGGAAAGGGACAACAGATGTACACAGACCCGGTTACGGGGCAACTACTCCCCTATCTCGATAGTGGTTTAAACGAGAGGGTAGCCAACGAGAACCTCCAGAACACGGTGTCCAATCAGATACGATCTAGTGACGCTCTGAACGCTCGTAGGGGCATGGGCATGTCCACGATGGCTGACGCCATGAGAGCCAACCTGGGGCTCTCTACGGCCCAAGGAATGAACCAGAATAGGCTGACCTCCCAGGAGATTGCCGCCCAGCGTGATTTGGCTGCCCAGACTCAGGCGAAGCAGGATGCACTTGCCCAACAGAACCTCCGTTATCTCCAAGGGGTCCAGGACGATGCGAACCGGAATGCCTGGATTAAGACTGCCGGTGACGTTGCTGGTAGTATTGATTGGGGAAGCCTCTTCTAAGGACTCTTTCAATGCCTATTGATTACAGCCAATATCTAAATGCAAACCAACACGGACTGGACACTCTTAACCAGACCCGTCTAGCTACGCTTGACCGTCCCAATGGTGTCCAATCCTTCTTGTCCGGGCTACAGGGTGGTCAGGAGCGCATGGCCGCGAGGAAGGCCCTCTCGGACAAGCAAAAGCTAGAAGAGGCTCTTAGGCGCAGGCAGGAGGCCCAGGACGCGGCTTCTCAGGAAGAACGCTCCTACCAGATTAGCCAGAGGCCGTTAGACGAGGAGAAGGCGCGTTTAGGACTTGATAAGCTCAAATATGAGATGACGCCTAAGCCTGTAGTTGCCCCAGTTGCCGCCCCTATGTCTGAATACCAGAAAGAGCGCTTGTCTCTTGATAGGGAAAGGTTGCAGCACGACATCAACACCCCCCGTAGTGGGATCCAATATGATAAATCTGCCGTGCCTGGGTCTGCCGAATGGAAGCGGGTTAAGGACGTTGAAGGGAAAGAACGCCTTGAAACCAACAAGAATGAAAGCTCGCTATCTGACATTGACAACACCATCGACTATGGCAAAAGTCTGATAGATCATCCCGGTAGGGTTGGAGCCACCGGAGCCTCTGGATTCCTTAAACGCAATGTTTACGGAACAGATTCCTACACATTCAGCCAAAAACTCGAAACCTTCAAGAATAAACTTTTCATCCCGCAGGTCCAAGCCCTTAAGGGCATGGGTGCCCTGTCTGATGCGGAAGGTAAAAAACTGACTGACTCGGTTGGTGCCTTGAATGAGAACATGGATGAAAAGGATTTTTTGAAAGAATTGAATATTGTTCTCAAAAAGCTAGAGGATACTAAGGCTCTGGTTAGATCGAGACTCCTGACGACTAGCCAACCACAACCTCCTACGAGCGGGCCTAAACAGATCAAGAGTGTTGAAGAATACAACGCCCTACCGCCAGGGCCTTACATTGATCCTAATGGAGTCCTGAAGAGGAAGAGATAATGCCAAATCCTTGGGACAATGACGAAGTATTGGCGGGGCCTTGGGACTCCGATGAGAGTGTCGAAGCCGAAGGCGCACCTACTCCCCAGCATGGCAACTCCTCAATGGATGCAGGGATAGGGAGTAATAGACCATTCACGGAACCATCCACGGCCGACAAACTCAAAGCCGCTCTCATGAAGAGGGCGAACCTCCTTAAGGGCTATACCCCCCTCGGCCCTGCCGGTTATGCGGGCATGGCTTATCGTGCTGTCACGGGTGAAGTCCCTAAATATCTTCCAGAGCCTACCGCAGAGGGGGCACTGAAGGGCCTTTCTAATGTTGCGACTGGAACAGCGAGATTGGGCGCAGAGGTCGGCAAGGCTGGCTTCGGCGCATTGGGCATTACCCCCATGGAGAAGTTCTATGGTGCCCAGGCAGACCTCGCAAAAGGTGCTGCCCAGGGTGCTAATAGGCTCTACCAAGAACAGGCCCAGCCATCCGTGACAGGCGAAATGATCGGAGAATCGGTCCCTGGGGTGCTTGCTGGTGGTCCTGTGGGTGCCGGTAGGGGCCTTTTGACCCGGATGGGCCTTGGGGCGGGCGAAGCGGCTATAAGCGGCATGGCTTCAAACCCTCAAGCGAGTGCAGAGACTAGCCCTGAATACTGGGAGAAGCAGAAAGAACTTGCCGGTCCTGCCGCTGCGATTGGTGCTGCGATCCCGGTGGGGACCGCCGCGCTTAACCCACTCTACCGGCTCCTAAAGGGAGGCAGGCCTGACGTATCTGCTGCCAACTTCCCAGGCGAACTGAAGGCTGGCCTGGGCGGTGAAGACGCTGGAGACATCATGCAAGCGGAGTTGAAGGTTTCACATGGTGCAGATATAGCTGAGGCTAGCAAACCGTTTGAAGAGTTGCGCTCCAGAGACAATCTAGCCGTTAAGCCAACGCCCAATGTAGAACTTTACGGGGACCAAACATCCTACCAAGGTAATAGGCTCGGCAATCTGTTGGGTCCCAACGATGAGGTTATTGTTGCGAAGGGCTCCAAGGGCGAGGATGTAGGCTATCTGTGGCTCACCAAAGAGAAGGATGGCTATTCAATCCGCAAGATTGAAGTAGACCCAAAACACCAGCGCAAAGGTATTGCCACTTATATGAACGAAGAGGCTGAGAAGGCATTCGGACCGTATAAGGGTGCAACTGACTACACCCCTGCCGGTAAAGCCTTTAGAGAATCAGTCGGGAAGGGACCAGCACAAGAACTGGGCTTGGATGACTATTCCAAGGCCCTTGATGATGTGGAACTAGAAATGTCTACGTCGGGCAGCAGACCCGATGAGCCTACCTTAAACATCATTCGGAAATACAGAGAGGGCCTTGAAGCGCCAGGAGCGAACAAGGGTTGGAACAGGGCCTTGAATATCAGCAAAGACCTTACCAATGACATCCACCAAGCCTCTATCGCTGGGGACAAGACAAAGGTTGCCAGGCTCATGAAGGTCAAAGGCGGACTGGAAAAGAGCCTTCAGGCCCACCCCGAATACATGGAAGCTAAGTCTCTCTGGAGAGAGAAAATGGCCCCGTGGGAGGGCAAGGAAGAGGGGGGCACCTTCCTTAAGAGGGCTATGGAGTCGCCTACGCCGGACATGATGATGAAAGAGATTGGGAATGCCAGCCCGGATAAGGCTCTCATTTACTACAACAGACTGTCCCTCAAAGGCCGAAATGCTGTTAAATCGTCCATGCTGGAGGATGTCCTTACCAAATCAGACAATGATCCGTTGGCCATTGCTAGGGCACTTAAAGAGTCTAAGCGCAGCGGTGCCTATGGCGTGTTTTTTCATGGCGAGGATAGGAAGAAACTGGATGGCCTAGAGAAACTTGCGAAATACGCTCACCGCTCGGGGGCAACCCTTAGCTCTGCCGCTGGTTTGACTGTCGCGGCTGGGACCGGGCTCTCCCACCCCCTGATTGGTGCTTATGTGGGTAGGAGGTTGGCTGGTGGTCCTACGGCAAGGGGTATGCAAAAGGTTTTCAGAACAGACGCAATGCAGCGGCTCATTCTTGACGCGGGCAAGTTGGCAGACAATGATCCAAGGCTAGGCGAGATCCTTGCGAAGATGTCAAGGCTTTCTGGCTCAACTGGTGCTTCCAGTAAACTCAAGGCCCTAATGGGCTATCCCCAAGAACAGGAGTAGGGATGGACACTCAAACCCTTACGATAATCATCATCGCTGCTTGCGGTGCCCTGCTTTTAGGCATGGCAGGGCTAATTAAAGGGATGATCTCCTGGAGGCTGGATAGGCAAGATGTTGAGTATAAAGACTTGAGGGGGGATGTGAAAGAGATCCGCAAAGACCTTGATATTATTTCCAAAGAACATGCCCATAATCACAGGAAAACGGATTCCAACCCCTTCCGCACCCTGGCTGATGTGCGCCAAGGGTGGGAATAGATGGCTAATCTTTTCCTGGCTCTCGAATATACTCTCCCCTTTGAGGGAGGCTATTCCAACGACCCAGTAGACCACGGTGGGGCTACCAATTTTGGCATTACACAGGTCACCTTGAACCGCTACCTATTAGCTAACCCATCAGCACTTGTCTATGACCGGGTCGCATGTTTGACCATCCAGGACGCAGAAAAGATTTATCGGTGGGGCTATTGGAAGTTCGACGGAGTGAAAGACCAGGGCATAGCCACTAAACTATTTGATATTGCTGTAAATATGGGTGTTGGGACTGCCGTTAAGATGGTTCAAAGGATCGTCGGATCTGAACCGGATGGGCTATGGGGTCCGATGACCCTCGCCAAGGTCAACGGGTATGACCAGGCATCTCTTATGCAGAAACTTGTAGAATCGAGCCTGAATAGATATGAGAATATCATCGCAAAGGACCCAACCCAGGAGAAGTTCCGTAAAGGTTGGACAAGACGGGCAGTTGCAATCCCCCCCAGTTAGACTAACCTTATTCTAGGAGTGAATTATGCCAGACATCCAATCTACAGGGCCAATCATTACAGGGACCGCAGCAGCCCTGGGTAGTCTCTATGTTGAGGACTTCTCAGTGTTGGTTTTCATCCTCACGATGTCTGCCACTACAGAGACCGTCTCAATGACCGTTAGCGTGGACGGGACCAACTATTCCACTACCACTGTAAGGCCATTGGACCTCTTAACAGGTGCGCTCTTCGCTAGCAATACCATCAAGGCTGGCGTATTCAAATTGGATGTAAAGGGCATCAAATCGGTCAAGTTCACTAAGTCGTCTACCTCTGAAACCGCAACGATTTACACTGGCCTTGGCCAATAAGGAGTCACCATGTCTTACCAGCCTAACGAAAACCTCTTCATGAACCCTGCCAAGGTCCGGACCTCTAGCGTCTGCTATGGGGTTTGGTATTCTTCGGCAACGGACATGGGCCACTCCTTCTATGGGACTAGCGATTTCTCCACAGTGCATGGAGTCTTCGCCACTCCCGATGGCATCGCTGGTGACATCCTTGTGTCCCTTGTGGGCCTTTCTAGTGAGACGATCCAGATTTACATGAGTGCCGATGGCACCAACTACTCCGCTGCCCTTCTGCCTGTGGATGATGTTACGGGTCTGGACACCACTTCTGCGACACTTGGAGCGGGTAGATACCGCTTCGCGGCCTCTCGCTTTGGTTCTCCCAAGTTCCTTAAATTCGTCAAGTCCAGCACTTCTGAGATTGTCGTTGTCGTCGCTACCGTTGCTGTTCCTGTCGCTAGTCAGTCTGGCCTGTAATGACTCAGGACGCTCGGACTCTACTGTATTCGTCTGGGGGGGCTTTCCCTCAGACGATGGTAACGGGTTACGACGAAACGACTGACACTTACAACGTCATGAAGATTGACCAATTTGGTCATATCTCTAATGATAACTACTTGTGGGATGTCAGCACCCTCGCGTGGTTCCCTTCCGCAGGGACAGCAGTAGCGACCAACGTAGGCGTCCTGAATGCTTCCAATGTGAGGATCAACCCCTCCACAGAGGAAAGCCTCGCGAAGTTAAATGGCTTCTCAATACCCGTCTATGACTACATTGCTCTCGGGTATGCCTCCACCAATCTGACTTCAGTTGTCTATAAATTGGGAGGATCTTCTGGGACGACAGTAGCTACCTTGACCTTGGGTTATACGGGATCCGATCTCGTCTCTGTTACGAGGTCTTAACATGAGTTTTCAATTCAACCCGTTTACCGGCAAGTTGGACATCGTTGGTGGGGGCAGTTCCGCTCCAACAGCCCCTACGGTGTATTCAGGCGTCACAGTCCTACCAACCTATGTGGACCATGGCGACGGTTCAGCCACTTTCGGGAACCTTTCAGCCAATCTATACCCATCGACTGACTACACCGGCATACCCGCATTATATGCGATAACGGGCAATACCTTCACGATGGTGGACTCCAATGTGACTCCATCGGCAGTGAACTACATCGTAGCTAACTGGAATGGTGGCTCTCCCATCCTGGAGAACATCAGCAATGTTTTACTTATAAACGAGTCTGATGTTGTCCCTGTCTATACCATCTATCGGACTGGCAACATTCTTCACTTCCTAGATTGGGATAGGCTTGGGCTTGGTCTAGCGGACAAGTTAAACCATAGGCTTGTTAAAACGGAGCGTTTCACCCGAGAGCCTGGGGGTCTGACCCTTTCTGAAGTGGCAACCCGCCTAATCGCAGTCACGAATGGGGTGGTATGGTTTGGGGCTAATAGCGTCATCCTATCATCGTCCCTCAGCGGAACCAACTATTGCTTCATGTATTATCATAGTGGAGGGAACTGGACTAGCGCAGCTATAACCCAATATGACAACACAGACTACGATAATGGGACCAATAAGGTAGCTGTTGGTGCAGGGAAATACGTTGTCAATTGGGTCTACCGTGGGGTAGAGGTTCAGAACCATACCTATGTCCTGCTTGGCAGGGGCACCTACAATCTGGCCCAAGCACAGGCTTCTAGCGTCCCCCCGGCTCCAACCATCATCACAGGCCATGCAATCCTAGTTGGCAGGATCATCGTCAAGAGTGGCGATCCTACCGCTACCCAGATCGACTCTGCCTTTGCAACCACCTTCTCTGCTTCCCCTGCCGCAGTTCACGGAGACCTGACGGGCCGAAGTGACGCAGATCAGCACCCCCAATCAGCCATAACGGGGCTTGTTCCTACAGAAGTTGAGATCGACTTTGGGACCAAGCCTGTCCCAAATAAGTCATTCACTATCACGGATGCCACTATAACCACCTTATCAAAGGTGGATGTGTTTGCTTCTGCTAAGACCGCTACAGGGCGCGTGAACACTGACGATATGGAATGGGACGGGTTGACACTGGCAGCAGTCCCAGGAACAGGTAATATGATTGTGTATGCGGTGGCTAATCCTGGCCCCGTTGTTGGGAAACGCAAGATCCATTACAGAGTGGGGTAATAACATGGCTGTTATCGACGGTGGAAGTAGTTCGGCAGGGAAGGCTAATGTCAATTCTGACTATGCCATGCTCACGGCACCCGACCTCAGCGGAACGGGTGTTAGGATCTTCTCAGAAAATGACGATGGCACTAAAACCGGGACAGCCTACCTGAAAAGTCCTGAGACTAGCCCAGACTATCGTTTCAGGACCGGGCGTGACACGGTTATGCTCAGTGATTCGTTCAACGCAACGACCCAGAACACTGATACTTGGAATTATGTCTTTGCGACTATGACAGCGGCCCAGGCTGGTGTAGGGTCTGTCAACTTTGGCGCAGTCCAAGGCACCACAAGTTCCCATGGCGCATACATGCGCAGTTCTCAGTATTTCCCTCTCATTGGGACATCTGCTATCAGCGGAGAATTCACTTTTGGCCAGTTCACGGCAGCTATGGTAACAGATGAGATCTGGCTGTGCGGCTTTGGCCTGCCCCAGAGCGCGATCTTGCGCCCTCTAGATGGTGTTTGGCTTAAGTTAACCATTGCTGGGCTTGAGGGCATCATCTGCTTCAACAATAGTGAGACTTCAACCGGCATCATTCAGTCATTTGCGTCCTTTGTTCTTGGTTATGTTGATAAGCTTGTGATTGTCGTTGGCGAACGTGAGGTCGAGTATTGGATGAATGATGTTCTCCTTAAGGTACAGGCCATTCCAGTTGCCAACGGACAGCCCTTCCTTGGCAAGACTGCACCCATTTTCATGCAGAAATACTGCTCTGGGAACGTCACCAATACCAACACAATTAGGGTCATGGACACCACTGTGACCCTCTATGATATTGACTATCTCATGCCTCGGGCTCATGTATCTGCCCTTGCCGGTGGCCATATTAGCAAGGGCCAGAACGGCCAGGCCATGGGTCTTACCGCAGGGAACTACCTTAACGCAGCAGTGCCTACAACTGCGGCAGGGTCTAATACCGCTCTCACGACCAATCTCCCCGCTGGTGTCGGAGGTTATGGCGTGATGACAGCCCAGGCTGGTGTCGCAACGGCTTCTCACGACATGATCGCAACCAGTTACTTGAACCCCGTCCCTACGATTAATATCACGGGCAGGAACATGGTCATCACGGGCATTTGGATTTCCTGCATGAATACCGGGGCCATCGTAGCCACCACGCCCACTAGCCTTATCTGGGGCGTTGCCTATGGTCATGTGGGAGTTTCACTTGCCGAGACAGAGACCGCTTCTTTCGCCACAGGGACCAAACGCAGCCCCCGGAAGATACCTCTTGGGATGATGTATGCACCCGTCGGGGCCGTAGTGGGGGCTACCTATTCTAACGAAATCTGGAGGTCTTTCGAGTCCCCCATTATTGTGCGCCCTGGCGAATATTTCCAAACTTTCGTCCACTTTAGGATTGGCACCGCTACTGCTTCTCAGGAAGTCACTTATACTGTCGGCGTTGATGGATATTGGGATTAGGAGACGTTATGGCACAAGACATCCACATCCAGCGCAGAATGGGCCAGTATTCCTGCACGGTCCATATTGAGGATACTGCCGTAGGCGTTTCTACTCCCCTATCCGATTACATGGACATGCTCTTAGAAGAGATGGGATCGCCAGCAACAGTGATGACCCAGGCAGGGCTGAAGAAGAAGATGTTAGAAGCGGCAGAGTCCCTTAATTTCAAACTCAAGTCCGAGGTAACCCCTTGGGCAGCTATGGTAAAGAGGTAGATCATGAAAGAGATCGGCATTTCTAAGTCGGCTCCCAAGGCAGTCAAGAAGGCAGATGAAAAATACGACAGAGCCAAGGGGCTTAAAGAGGGCGGGAAGGCCGACCTAAAGGCTGACCGCCAAGTGATGCTGGACTACCTGTCCACCAAGAAGAAGACGAAGAAGGGGAAATAACATGCAAAGACACTACGGGCGTTTCCAAGATAACGAAGGTAGGGCATATCCGGGGGCGTCTGTCACTGTCTATCTCGCAGGGACCTCCACCCTAGCTACGCTCTATGCGGCTTCTGGTAGCATCTCCGCTCCTAGTGGGTTAGCCAACCCATTCACGACCGACAGCCTGGGGAACTATGGGTTCGCTGTAGGCAATGGGACGTATGATATTCAGATCTCGGGCGGGGGGATGCCTACTGAATACATAACTAACCTAACGATTGGGACTACGGATATCACCTCTATTGAGGCATCTTCTGTAACCTTCGTCCCTGCATTGACTATCGCGTCCACTGAAGTCCAGGCGGCAATCACTGAGGTCGTCTCCGACCTTGCTGACCCTACTGCTATCGGGAATGGGGATGCGCTAGTCGCAGTCAAGGCACCCTATACTGGTTCTACCGCTAGGACACAACACGGGAAGAATGCGGAGCGCATCACTGTTACAGACTTTGCAGGGGTTGACCCTACAGGTGCGACAGATTCAACGGCTGGCATCGTTGCGGCCTATACCGCTCTTGCGGCTGATGGTGAACTTATCATCCCCGTTGGAACATACAAAATCGGTGCGACTAACTTCAGTGGGAAAAACTGCAATATTAGAGCTTATGGTGCGAAGTTTGTGCTCGACGGGAATGGAGCTGGCATCTTCTTCAAGGGCCATATTGACCGTCTGGTGTGGATGGGTGGACGAATCACCGGAGATGGCGTCAACCGGGACTCCGTACCTGGGCAATTTGGAATATCTGTAGCGAATTACGCTGGCGATGCCATTGAAAATGTCACTATCCGCGATGCCTACATTAAAGATTGCAATGTAGGGATTCTTATTTCGTATGGGATCACTCCAACCACTGTATCAGAAAGGGCATTTATTGTTGATTGTCATATTTCCGGATCCAAAGGAAAGACGGGGGGGCGTGGTTATGGTATCCAGGTCACCCAGGCCCCCGGAACGTGTATCATTGGAGGGTCTGTTCGGGACTGTGAACGTCACGGGCTGTATTTTTCAGAGGGGCAGCGGTATAGGGCGATTGGCCTAGAGGTTAGTGGTTGTGGCCTAGGCACGGGAACCCTACGCGGAGCGGTAGCTTTATCCCGTAGCTCTGATGTTCAGTTCATCGGTGGCAGTGTTCATGACAACCTAGATGTAGGTATGCACATTGATACAGATGCTCTTGGGATTACCCCAAAGGACGAAGATGGCGTTTTGGTGCAGGGTGGAATCTTCAAAGACAACGCCTATGGAGATATTAGAATTGGGGCAACGGATGACCCGGCAACGGATGGCGTGTCTACCCGCGTCATGATACATGACGTGATTTTTGTCCAACCCGTGACGTGTGGAGCCTCTGCAATCTCTCTTAGGTCTACCATTGGCTGTTCCATTACTGGCTGTATGTTTGACATGACCAAAACAGTATCGGCGGTTACAAGGCGGTGGGTGGCACTTGAAGGCATTGGCGCGGGAACCTATAACGATCAGATATTTATTAAGAACAACACGTTCCACCAGGGGGCAGGATTGGGTTCAATTTGCTACGCTTTCCAGGTAGTTGCGGCGCTAACAACTACCTGCACTTCCTATATAACGATAGTGGATAACCCTATATACGCAATCGGGAGCACGATCCAAGATTTTGAGTTCATAGGGACCGAGGCGGCTATAAATAATAATAACTTTATATACAACAGATTTGCGTCCGGGAAATGCGTTAGAACATTAACCGCAACGGGATCTGACCTGGTTGTGGCTGTCGGTGGTGTGGACAGGCTAACCCTTAGCCCAGGCAGCGCAACAACCTATCATGACTTCACAGGTGGAGAAGAGGGGCAGGAATTAAACTTCTTCTTCACTAATTCCAACGCAACCCTCAAAAACTCTCATATTTGGTTTGTGGGCGCGGGGGGTGATTTCACGGGAAGCGCCAACGACACAATAACACTAGTTTACGCTGGCGGAGGATGGCGGGAGAAGTGCAGGAGTGTGAACGTTTAAAGCAAAAAGCCCCCAATTAAGGGGGCATTTGTTTTCTCGTTGTTCCGACACAAACGAGGCTTAAATCTTAGCAGTGGTTATCCGTTCAAGTAGTTCCTCCTTCCCTTCAGTTGTCCTCTCAGAGTGGAGCAGTGCCGCTATCGCTTCCTTCCTGCCAATGGCCCGGATTGCATTGTAGCAAAGCATGGATTCTTCATCACAATTCCACTCACTATCCGACTCTGGGATGGGTAACCCGGCAGATGCGTAGATGTTCTGGGTGAAGATAACGAATTGTTGGATGAGTTCTTCTTGCTCTTTCTTGGTCACTTCTTCTCCTTTGGTATCCATTTTGCAAGTATTTCAACATCTTTGCCGAAGGCCATGAGGTTCAGCCTTTCTCCCTTGGTTTGCGGCAATCCCGTGACCTGTATGTAATCGAGAGCCCCGTAGCTGTCTTTTGGATCGTACACGCAGCACCTGACGCACAACATTTTCCTAAGATCTCCGCTACGTTCTTGGCTCGGGAGTAGGAGATCGAATTCGACTCTAGTGGGCTCGGAGAGAGCTCTACTCCCCCATTTTGAGATCCTGCCAATAATGGACATACCTTGGTGGAATTCATCTTCACTCCTTTCATAAGGGCACATCTACTTATCTACCCATAGAACCAATTCAAATCCATAAATCCGACAAGATGGAGGAGCGATGCTTGCCAATATACATTCTTTATCTCCATCCTTCATGACGATGTGTAGCAACCCACTCCCAAATTCTAAGGGTGTTTCAAATCTTGAGTCCCACTGCAAGCTACTCATGTTTATTCTCCGTAAGGCTCCTTCCCTACCACGAGCCTACCTGTCTTGAGCAACCAAACTACTGATTTATAGACTCCCTTATAGAAGGCTAGGTCGCGGTAGAGTGGATCAAAAGCGTTATTACGTCCGTCAATAGAATCATGGCAAGTTTGGCAGACGTAGGCCACGAGATCATTGCTCTTCTGCGACAGGCCCTTCCCGTCACTCAGGTGGTTACTATGGGCACCAACAACGTCTCCACGGTTCCTGGAGCCACAGAGGACGCAGCAATCAATGTCCTGGGCGAACTTTAGCAATTTGGGTTCTCGGTAGTTCATTTCCGCCCCAAGTAAGCCTGGACCCAAAGGAGTGCCTGTCCAGAGAAAATATGCTCCTTAGTAAACACCATTGGGGAGTAGCCCTCTAGGGTGGCTAGGTTAACCTTCTCCGCGTCTCGCGTGATGCCTACCCCCGTTGAATGCCCTCCTTTACCCCATATCCCACCCTGGCATTCTATTAGAAGGTCTTTCACCTGGAAGTCCCATTCGAAACGCCTGCTTGGGATGGCCTTGACTCCCCGCAAGAAAGGAATCTTGGCTAGTTCAAGTTGCCTAGACAGTTCAGTCTCTAGTTTGCTTTCCTTCTTCATTAAATCTCCCAAGCGAAGATGGCAACGACAACCAAGATTGTAATTATCATTTCTTCTCCTTCACCGTTTTATTGATTCTAAGGATTTGCTCAACCCTCTGACGAGTGATACCGAAATGAAGGGCAATTTTTGCCATAGTATCGTTTTTAGACCGCATCACCTTGATTTGCTCGTTCCGCTCCATCTTGGCCTGGGGGTAGACCCTGGCGGGGACAGAACTGTCTACCGGGATCATCTTAGTCCAATAGACCTCGATGCTTGGTATCTTCCCTGACCTGACCAGATCGGCAATCCTTGTGGCTGGCTCATCATGTTTCCTTGCGAACTGGGGAATGGTGAGATGGGAAGGGTTATCCATGGATAGCCTCAACCAATGCCCTTTCGAGGGCATCTACAATTCCCATAGCGGAAGGGGCTGACAATAACATTGAATCATTCCCTGTAACAGCCGTATATGCCTTAAGACCCGCCAATTCTTTTTTTGTTAGCGGTCTGGAAGAGGTTGTGGCGGCTCCCTCCCTAAGTGATTTTAAGATAACATCCCGGTGCAATCTCAGAGCGGCCAAGACGGGCGCGTAAGCAGGATCCACTCTGTGGATAAAGGACCGCTCACCTGGTAGAACGCAAATGAGATGAACCCCAGGAGGCATTGAACTCATTATCTCGGAGTCATAATAGGAAACAGCTTCGTAACGCCTCCCAACCTTCCGGTAAAACACTTCCTGAGTCATTGGTGTCTCCTCTTTCTGGCTTCTTGCATGATGTTATCGGACTCGGTGATTGCCTCTTCAGGATAGCCCATGGCCTTCATTGCGTCCCTCTGGAGTTCAAACGGACCATCCCAAAGAGCGTAAGGCTCTCGGTGCCCCGTACGGTTCTCAGCGAAAGAAGACCCATAGAACAGCCCGTTAGAGATTGCCATATTAGCCCAGCACATAGCCTCCTGTGCCCTCCCCATCTTTAGGCAGCACACTCCTGCCAAGTGGGAGAGTTCCGAAAGCCCAGGATGCCTGCCAAGGCCCTTGAGACACCATTCCATTGCGGCATTTGTGTCAAATAGATCCATATAGCACATGGCAACGGTATAGCATATCCACGCATGGGTCGCGCCAGTCGCTCCCGACAGCAAGGCCCTTTGGAGGAGCCCTATCGCCCCACATGGGTCATCCATAGCCCTGTAACATAGTGCCAACTGGAAGGACCACCTGTAATTATCAGGTTCATCGGCCATCTGCTGTTTCAGTCCGCTCACCATACTCACAAGGTTTTTGGTAATTGTTTCTTCGCTCTTTGGGAGTTCATCAAAGACTAGGCCCTGCATCAGGGCAGGCTGGGTACCATTCCATTGCTCATGGATGTGGCCAACAAAATTAGCCTTGGCGGGTATTCTAAATACTCGCTCTTTTGAGTATCTACCGCTTTTATGGATAGATGAGAACACATCTATGTCGCTGTTGTTTAGTATTTCAATGAAATTGTTAGGGAATACAATCCTTTCGTCTGTGTCTAACTGAATGGCCCATTCCATTCCCTGACTTGCCGCCAATGCAAGCCCCCTATTACGTATTCCTCCCATGCTTAATTGGTCACTACACGCCGTAAATGCAGTGTTATTCCCACAAACTTCCCCAATAACAGCCATAGTGACTGGATCAATGCCAAGATCAACAAAAAGGAACTTATCCACATGGTTTTTAACGCTCTCTAGTGCGTCTCGGATGATGAGATGTCTGTCTGATGTGATGGTGATGGAGCATATTTTAGTCATCTTCATCCTCAAACATGAGATGTTCAACACAAACCAATAATTTTTCATTCATTTTGTCTGGGCATTTAGCCTTGGCTAATTCTAGATACTCCCAAGCACATTGAACCCTTTGTTTGTCTGTCAGATGGGATCTTTTAGCCCTCCATCTAGTCTCTGTGTTCACGCCATGCTCCTGTACAGTCACATCTGCGGCAGTTGGGTGGTTGCGTTTTTGAGGGCGATACTCAACTCGGGACTCCGAGCCGACCATGGGCATGCCCCGGTAGCGTCTAGCACGCGAACCTCGAAGACCTCCCAGTGGGCTACATGCTCGGAATCGATTTCGATTGTGTAGAGCCGTTTCATCGTCATGCTCCTGGACAGTCACGGCTAGACGCCGCATGTGCCCGTTGGTGATGTTTTGATGGCGGCATGAACGAGGCAGAGAGCACAGGTCCCAGGCTCATCGGTCCCACAGTCGCACCCGATTTCTCGGTTCAGGGTTTCCTCGGCGGCATACAGCGCGCACTCGGCAACCCGTTTCCATGCCTCCAGCTTTTTCAGCCTGTTCACGATGGCGATTTTGGTATGTGGGTTCACGTTGCCTCCCGGCAGAGGATGGACAAAACGCGGTCAGGCCGCAGGATTGAGGGCTTCCACGTCTTCCCAGGCCAAGCAGCACCCGTGAGTACCGATGCCTTCGCGGACGTGTCCAAGGGCTGGGATCATCACGATGTAGATGCCGCCCTCGTCAATCTTCACGATCTCGCCTTCATTGATTTCCTTGGAGTACTTGCCTTGCTTGGCCTTGACCACCTGGCCAATCGAGAGCTTCGGCGTGATGGCGTTGTCCCTGATCCACGCCATGACAGCCTTCTTCCTTGGTCCGTAAAAGCTGGCTCCATCGAGCACATCGACCAACTCCGAATCTGCGTCCCAGCCGTAGCGGTCTTCCAATTCCTTGGCCATCTCATAGCCGTCATGGAAGTCGTCCAGCACTTCCATGATCTGCTCGCGCACCTCAGTTTCGTCCTCTTCGCCCTGAAACCATCCCATCACGTTAGGCATGAGGTCATCGGCCACGAGGCCCATCACTCCGGCGTGCGAACCGTTGGGCCTGGGGAGGCCTTTGAAACAACCTTCTGGGAAGGCCAGTTGTTCGGGCGTCATCGTGAACTCCTTGGTATCAAAAAGATGGGTCATGGTTGAACCTTTCGAGAAATTCGAATAGTTGGGCGGGAAGGTTCCCGCGAGTGGACATCACGCGATGTCTTCGAGTTTTGAGTTCAGCCCGTCGAGGTTTTCTCGCACCACGACTAGCTGTTTCAGATCTGTCCCTGGGAGATCGGCGGGGGGGTAGCACAACACCTGGACCGACTGCCAGAGGGCGATGATTTCAGGCGACAGATTGCGGAGTGTTGTAATCAGATCGGCGTCGTCCCTACGAAACGGTTCGTCGGGATGCAGTCCGCATGTGCCATCGCTTTCAATCCCATAGCTATCGCTATATTTATCGTCCTGCTTGATTCGCCAGGGCAATGGGGTTGCTTCGCGCTCCAGTCGTTTTAGTGCTCTCAGTTCCATGGTTCCTCCAATGGGTGGTTGTTATGGACATTACTTGTTTTCGTCGAGGCGATGGTCACCGCACCAATCGCCTCCGAATACCACGGGGTAACCCCCCATGCTCGGGGCGTGGCGGCGGCAACGCCCCACTTCATGCTCACGGTCTTTGAGGCGGTTTGATTCCTTGGCGACGAACCAGATGCAGGTTGTGCATCGCATTCCTTCGCTTCGATGTTTCCAGGGGTCGGCTGCCATTCCAACGGGAGGGGCAGTTTGGGTACAGAACTTGTCTTCGCTCATTTTGTTTCCTTTGGATGGTGCGGGAAGGTTCCCGCGAGTGGACATATTCAAGCGTTGGGGTTTGCGGTCTGCCACTTCTCAAAAAGTGAGACCACTCGGGGGTGTTCGTACCAGTCTTCAAATAGCTTCCGGCAGTCCTTGTCGTGGAAGAATGTCGGTCCCAGGTAGGAATGCCACTCCATCCAGACTCCGCGCCCCAGGTGGTGCAGGGGTGACCAGCAAATAAATCCAATGCGGCGTTTCCCTGTGTGGTCCATCAACGGGTCGCAAGGCATGTGGTTCCTCCGATGGGTGGGTGTTCTGGACAACTTCACTGGGTTACGTCGGCAACGACAGAATTGAACACGGTCCAAGCTAGGCAATTATATTTCTCGCCACCCAAATACCGCTTGGCGAGATCGAGAGCCACGTCTTTCGAAACCCGCTCACCGGACCAGTCAACCAGGGCTGCTGATAGTGTTTCCGCTGCAAGCATTTCAGAAATGGTCATGCGTTCTCCTTATGGCGATTTTGGTATGTGGGTTCACGTTGCCTCCCGGCAGAGGATGGACAGAATCCTGTCCGGTTATATTGGTTCCTGAGATCGTGTCTCAACAGTACGGCAGGTCGTCACCAGCACGGCATTTGACGTGTCCGAAGCCGGTGGGGAGCGGACACTACTTCCTCTTGTATTTGGCTGTGGTGTCTCTCTCAAGAGTTATCTTCCACCCCTCAAGTATGGACTCCTGGATGAAATTGTCAACCCCCACGCTAGAAAGATAATCTATTGACAGTGGATCTTCAGCAATAACCTCTTTGCCTTCTACCACTTGCAGTGCAACCTTAAACGTATCTGCCTCATGATAACCCTGAACCTCCCCCACAAAGAGCCTCAGTTTGGCTTTCTCCCAGGTGGATCCCATAGGTGCCTGCACGTCATAGGATCGGAAGGGCACGCGGCAGTCTCCCATGATTATCCTCCTAGTTTGGTCAACTTTGCCTTTGGTTTAGTTGTTGATACTTGCGGTTCCTTCGACTTCCAGTAGTTCTCACAGGTGTTTTTGTAGTCTTCGGTCTGTTTCATCTGGTAGACCTGTTCCCGGTCCCAACAGATCGGATGTCCACAGGTGTAACGCTGCCCCTTTCCGGTGGGCTGGATGGTCCCAGGATCGTCGTAAGGCTGAGTTTCGCACCCAACAGCCTGCCAGACAAAGAACACGTTAGAACACCAGGGACAGGCCAAGGCGAGGGTCCGGGTAAATTCCCTACCTCGATAGGTCCGGGGATTGGCGTCAGCCTCTCTACTCCTCGCCTTCTGTTCCTCTGCCCAGTCTAGCCGGTGGGGAATATAGGAGTTATGTCCCAGTCGCATAGGCCCTCCAGCCCTGTTCGTTTAGCCATTTGGCCACATTGGGCATATATTGTGGATCAGTTGTTTTACTCAACTTGATAGCCGCTGTATGAATGTCGGTTGGGTCTACACCACTCTTGACTGCCTTCATGAAAGTCTTGGCCATTGTCATCGGCCATGTTTTCTTGTTAGCCGGGAATGGTCCAATGACCTCCCAGAACACTTCGGAGTAATCCAAATCGTTCCACTCAAGGATCTCTTCTAGTTTGGTAGGTTCCTTTGGCTTTTCCTCCTTTGGCTTTCTTTTCCTCTTCTCCGTTTGCGGAGAGATAATATCTTTTGTTTCTTTTGTCTCTTCTATTAAACGGTCCGCTAAGGAACCGTTGTTGGTCCGTTGTTGGTCCGTTGGTGGCGGTAAGTTGTTTAACACCAAACTGTTGGCTGGTCCGCTAAGGAACCGTTGTTGGTCCGTTGTTGGTCCGGTGCAAATGCGAGTCTGTCTCAATCCAGCCAAAGTCTCATATATTTCACCCATTCCTTTGCGATTTTGAGACTTTGAAAGGGGTGAAAGTAGACCATCACAGACTGCCCTTTGAATTAAATTCGACGCCTTGGTGTGCCCAACCTTCAAAAGATCTTCAACCTCCCGTCGGCTGAACCTAACTTGTCCAGAAATGAGCCCATTATATCCATCGACTCCTGCTATATTCCTTACTATCCAAAGAAGGAATGTGTGGTATTCGGAGCCGTCGAGCCAATCTAGGTCGATGCTATGCGCATAAACCATCTTCAACCAGCCACATTCTTTGCGATGGAGTCAAGACGTTTGGCAATCATGCGGAACAGTGTGGCGTATGAAGGGTCAATAACTATTGTGTTAGATTCAAAACTGTCATCGTCATGGCCTATGGGCAAGTAGATTTTTTCTTTACCTGGGCAAGCCGTGATAGATACAGCTTCATCTGTTATGGTAATCCAGCCATCTCCTAGGCCGAACCGCTGAAGGGTTAAGTTAGGTTCTATTTTGTTTTTCATATTTCTCCAGCGCATAACGCGCACACAGGGGGGTGCCCTACCGGGTAAGAAGTGCAGGAGCTACCAACGCGCCCCAAATTTCGCGTCTGCTTGCCTGCCCGGTAGGGCGATGTGGTTTGTTTTGCATTGGTTCTTACTCCAACAGGATCAGGTTACCCCCTTTCCCGTTGGATGCAACTTCAGAAAGGGATATTTGGTTCATCACCAGCAGGGATGTCTCTAGGGTCAACCTCGCCAGCAGGAGATCCCATAGGCGTTCCATCAAACCTCTGTCTGGGTGCCGGGGCATGGGGAGTTACCCCAGTCTGGCCCAGAATACCGAGTTTCTTCCAGTCTTCTGACTTGTCGATGATGTGCTGTGCGATCCATTTTGGCAGTTTGTCAAACAATTCCTGGTCATGGTGCTGCACATCGTAAACCATGGGAGGATTTGCCATTTCAGGAGCAACCATTCCCGGCATAAGGGGCAAGATCCCCATCACATTAACCGCGATACAAGCCTCTCCCATTTTATTTGTATAAGGCTTGTGTTGGATATTAATTAGGGCAGCTTGCCCAAGGATCAGTTCCGAGTCGATGACGGGAGAGCCCTTCCAGCTTTCCAGATACTCGCCCATCTTTTTGAATGTGAGCCATCCTTGGAAACCAGGTGATACACAGAATGGCCTTCCATCCTCCATGGTAATGTATTGGTTTGTTTTGGGATCGAGGGGCCAGAGTTCAAAGTCGAGCCGGGCCTCTGTTCTGACCTTCACTTCTCCCTTGTATTCGTTCTGGCACCATCCAGCACTGACAATCCTAAAAAGGATGCCCAGGTGAAGGCCAGCCGGGGGCGTCTCGCGTTTTCTTGGGCCGTCACTGCCGGTTCTTGGGGTGGATCCTAGTTGCATGCTGCGCTCCTTTTGGTGGGCACCTTGGCCCGTTTGGTAACAGTATAGTGCGTTTGGTAGGGTTTTTTGGAATTGTTTTTATAAACCTCCCCGCTACCGCAATGAGGGCATTCCCATTCGTAATCATCCCCCTCAGGACCGTACATGTACTCCCAACCGCAGCCGCGATGGGTGCAGATGGCCTCAGGTTCGCTCCAGACGGGTTGTTTACAGTCATCGCACCAATACGGCGCGACAGAGCCAAACGCCCGGCATGGAGGGTCGTAGAGGGTTCTATGTTCATCCCATACCTTTAGGTAGTTCATCAGATCACCGGAAAGTTAGGGACCGGGCAGATTGAGCGCAAGATGTCATCAAACACGGGATCCACGCGAGTCTGTGCAGCCTGGGGAGCTTCCAGATCTTCCAGCATCCAGGCTGAGATGATGGCAATGGCAGATTGCATCTCATCAATGGTTTTCTGGGCATCATTGCGATTCTGGATCCAGGGGAAATGCATTTCGACCCCTGCGCCCATGGGCATTCCATCGGGCCGTCCGCCGTCCTGGATGGACAGGGAAAGGAAAGGGGACACGGGATTTTTATCTTCGGGGGTGGACTTGCAGTTAAGGACGCGGATTCGCATTTTTTACCTCTATGTTGTCTAGATATTGGCAATAAATACGGTTAAATTTCCGGTTACGCTCATCCTGTTCAAGCATTTCCTGATGAGCAATAAAGATCTCCATCTGTAACATCTGTTTACGCTCAAACATGATGATAGTTCTTTCTGTAGGTCTTACACGCCTGGTCAGCGAGATAGGCTTGGTGCTGGGCCTCTGAGTCATCCTCAAGGCGTGAGTTGAGGAGGGTAAGCGTTTCTTCAATATGCTTGAGGGCCAATTTGGGCGAAACCATTTCTTGCTTGTTGTTTTCAAGGATAAGCCAGATTGTCTCAATTGCTTCTTCGTGCCGGTTCATCGCGCCCCCTTTTTATTGCGGTCAATGACCAATTTACGTACCACAGCATATGGGATAAGTTCACGCAGCCTGTTGGCTTGAGCAGCCCCCGCAGCATCCCGCGCAGCAGCCCACACAGCAGACCCCGCAGCATCCCACGCAGCAGCCCACGCAGCATCCCGCGCAGCAGCCCACTCAGCATCCCGCGCAGCAGACCCCGCAGCAGCCCGGGCAGCAGACCCCGCAGCAGCCCCCGCAGCATCCCGCGCAGCAGCCCCCGCAGCAGCCCACGCAGCGTCTAATTTGTCCTGGCTGGCGTTATCTTCTGCGAAACGTTCCGACACCTCGATGGCGTCTCGGCTTCGCTTGTCTGTCAGTAAATCCCAAACTTTGCGACCATCGGCCAGGGGTGTATTGCGGACACACCAGCACTCATAACGGCGGGACATTTTGGGATCATCAAAACCCAAATGGGTTACGAGCCATATCATCCAATCCGGACGCTTGCATGTTTTCCATGCCCGTTTGAGACTGGGGCAGGTAGCGGCAAATATAGACGCCTCATCACATGCGCCCAGGCTTTTTAGTAGAATCATGTGCTTTTTCACAGTTCCTCCCTCATCGAGTCGTGCATTCTGGCATACAGATCCATCAAACCCTTGTATTCTTCGGCTTTTGTGTCATGGTTGGCAAGTGCTGCCGTGAGTTGGTGGCAATTGTATTGACTTTTCTGCCTGGCCGCGTTTACCAGTTCGTTTTTGCTGGTAGTGGCCAATGGGTTGAATTCGTAGATATGCCAAAGGGCTAGGCATTGGGTGTCTATGGCCTCCAGCATGGCTTGGGTTGCGTCAAGTGGCGCGTCCGGCAGATCCATAGCGTTCAAGAGCCTCAGCACATCCTTGACCAGGACAGGGTAGCCTGTCCGAGTGAGTTCAATCTTATCGTTACAGGTTGTCATAGGGATTATCCTCCGGAAGGGTGGGAAGTTTTGAGGCGATAGGGTGATAGGGAATATCATAATCGTCATAAATCCAGCCAGATCCACCACAATACTGACAATGGTGGTCATAGGGTTTATCGACAATGCCACAATTGCAGGCCATGCACTTATGGGATGACATCAGAATCTCCAGACATAGGTGACGGTCAACCCTCCCAGACCCGTAGCGAAGGCATCCATTGCCTCGCATGAATGTTTCTTAGGATGTTGCTTGTCATAGGCCTCTTTCAGGAGTCCAACCGCGCAAGCAGCTCCTACTCCCCACAATTTAGGATGTTTTGATCCATTGCGTTTAGCTATTTCAATCGTCAGCCCGGAGACAATCACCCCAGCGGCGAAGTGTAGTTGTTTATCTACTGGGACCAAGGGAGCCGACGACAAGGGGAGATAGAATAATAGTAGAAACAACTTATTCATTTTTGCTCCCCTTTACCTTGGCTGCCATAAGAAGTGCTTCGGTTTTAGTGAACTCGAACGCTCCGACCCGGCGTTCACACTTCTCGGACCCATCATCCGGGAACTCTGATTTGTTGCTGTTGCGAATACCGATGACATCCCAATCCGAAACGCTCTTCCACAGACAACCCATTCGGACCCACGGCACTCCATCGGAGGACACAACGGCCCAGCATTGGTATTTGTAGAGGCCGGTAAAAACAGCCATGTATGAGATTGCTAATTTTGGCCCGTAGGCCCTGTTCAGGTAGGCCCCGTTCAGGTCGGCCCCGTTCAGGTAGGCGCCGCTCAGGTAGGCGCCGCTCAGGTAGGCGCCGCTCAGGTCGGCCCCTCTCAGGTCGGCCCCTCTCAGGTCGGCCTCTCTCAGGTCGGCCCTGCTCAGGTCGGCCCCGTTCAGGTAGGCCCCGTTCAGGTAGGCCCCGTTCAGGTCGGCCCCGTTCAGGTAGGCGCCGCTCAGGTCGGCCCCGTTCAGGTAGGCGCCGCTCAGGTCGGCCCCGTTCAGGTAGGCCCCGTTCAGGTAGGCCCCGTTCAGGTAGGCCCCGTTCAGGTAGGCCCCGCTCAGGTAGGCCCCGTTCAGGTCGGCCTCTCTCAGGTCGGCCCCGTTCAGGTAGGCCCTGTTCCCATCGTTATCACCCAGCGCCGACAGTTGATGCAGTCGCAGTACTTCTGAAAGTTCTTCAGGTGTATAGTGTTTCATTTTGTGGCCTCCTCGATAGGATAGTTAGGGCGATAATGTCGGATAGCGTCTAAGATATGCGGATTTGTGATTGGTTCATCATTGTTATCAACCCATCCGATAGCTGGGATATAGGTTTCTACCTCAAACCCTGGCGCGTCCACAAAGAAGCGCGCTCTATCGCTTCCGGATTGGACAATCACAGATTTAGACGATAGCCCGTTCATAGTGCGCACCAAAGGATGACGGCAAAAATGACAATGCCGAGGGTTTCGAGGAGAGAATATAGATGTTTCATTCCACCCCCAGGATCCTTTCGGCAATCTTCACAAAGGGATGCCTATAAGGATTGCCTCCATGGTTGCCTGGGGTCTTAACCCAATCCATAACGGATTCGGCAAGTTGGGATTCCTTGCTAAATACGTGACAGTAACCCAAGTTCCCAGCCATCCCGCCAGAGAGTAGAGTCCCATAGTGGGGATCTATCCAGTTGAGTTTAACCGTGAGTGCTACGGCGCAGGCATGGTGGTTATCTTCCACATTCATGGAGTAATTCCACGGGAGAGCCAGCGTCCCGGCTTCACAGGTAGCCTTGATCCGGGATTGCCTGTAATTAGTCTGAGGCAGATATTTAGTAGTGATAGCTTGCATAAATTCTCCTGTTGGTTAGGTTGCGAAGGGGGATCTACTCTATAACCTGGATTGTCCAGGAAACAGGGGACTAATCCCCTGATCTCTAGGCAATGAGTGTATGGATGGTTATATGGGACATCATTTGGTTGATTTCTGCCACATAGGCTGATTCTTTAAACCTTGTCGCGTATGAACCTTGGGCAATCTTGTCATATTCTGGGTAATCGCTCATTGAATACTCCAGTGGGTTGCGATGTCGATGAAATACTCGCATTCAGCCCCATCTTGGTGCATAAAATTGGACATCCAATATTCTTTCCCTGGCGTTTGGTTAACCCTACGTTCACATCTTGTCCGGATAGGGCAGACATTGGATGAACATCGGCAGACATCATCAGGTTGGCTCATGGCTAATCCAGGATCCAGCCACTAACGAAACCATTGTCGTCCTGACTAACGCAAACAATCGAGCCACATTCTAAGCCGAACTTGTCGGATTCTTCACTATCGACTGTAAATTCCGTATGGTGCAATTCGCTTTTATCTTCCGAGTCGTCGTCGTAATCTTCGAGTGCATCGTAAATATCTTCACCTTCACCGTTCATCACGAGATCCCAATAATAAGGGGCCCATTCTGGCGAACCCTCAAACTTCCCAGGGTCCTGAATGATGCCGTTGATAATATTAAATTCGCTCATTTCATCCTCCGAATGCGCGTTCAGCGCGGATCTACTCTATAGCACGATAAAAAGCAGGATCATTCCAGGCATAGACAAGGCCAAAGCACAGATAGCGAATCGCATGGTGTATTTCCTATGTGGTGCCTCATGATTGAGGACTGGTAGTCACCGGATCCCTCAGCTAGTCCTACGCTGACAGGGATCACGTCACTATCAGGACCGAGCTGGACACCCTTCATCGTGGTGAGTCACTCGGGTTATCAAAGGGCCTGTCTGCTAGTCCTACCCAGAGACCTCGATCTCGGATGCAATACATAGAGCAATCGTGATGCCAACATTGACAAGAAACATAACATCACATGTTAAACAACTTAGTCACAAGCCAATCCAAACAGGCAGGCCAAGACACATGCCACATGACGCAGAACGTCATAACCGGGTGACGTAACGCGCTAAAGCGACGCCTAGCGTCATCTTCTACCATCCCTCAGGCATCTATATAGTAAATTGGTGAGCTGGCCTAGAGAACCAGGCGTGAGAACGCCGTTAACCTACTCCCCGTCAACTCTATCACTCAAAGAGAAAGAAATGATCCTGAGTCATGCTAGGACACCTGGCTAGGTCATCTATTGGAGTAGATCAGATACCCCCAAAGATAGGCCCAAAGATAGCCTCACTCCCAGCTCTCCCTCCCTCCCTAATATTACATGTTATAACATCTATTCTTCCGGGCTATATTTCATAAGTGCTTAGTTGAGAATTAGATAGGTTTCGATAACGGGCATTATGTAACCTAAGGAACCAATGAAATGTGCATAAGATACCAGGCTAACTACCCCGGGGGTGACTTCTTTGGGGGCAGGGGGGAGGGGAGGAACGTGGCTGTGACTATGACGCTCTCGATATTCCCAGGTTAATATTCCACAGGGATTGACATAACGTGCTCGCGCATTATTCTATACATGAGAGTAGGAACGTGTATATGATCAAGGGAATTAAGAGGCCAAGAAGTGAGGTAGAGTGCGAGGTTTGTGGCATTACCTTCATGCAGACCCGCTGGTGGCAGGTGTATTGCTCTCGTGGATGCAAGAAGACGCTAGAGAAGACTGCAAAGTCCACACTTAAAAGAGTGCTACCAGAACTCGTCTACCTTCGTGCTAGGGTGAAAGAGTTAGAGAAAAACATGCTCGCGCATTCAGTAGATAACCAGCAACAACCCACTTGGGAGGATTAAATGGTAACCATATCAAGGATAAGAATTTTCCAGTTCATTATTGAGAGTTTGCTTACTGAAATGCACAATATGGAAACCTCCATGCCGGAGCCAGAACAATGGCGACGAATGTTGATAAGGGTTAATGACCTTCATGGTCTTATGTTGGTCAGTTCTGACCCAGAGGATTTGGATGTAGTTGGATATAGGAAGACTATCCCTGTTGACCCATCCCCATCAGGTAGGAAGTTGTCTGTTACTGGGGTACCAAGGCGAACAACCAAAGGAGAGAAGAAATGATACGACTTGGCTACGGAATGAAATGGCTCCTCTGGTGGACCCAGTTGAAATGTGTATGTGGTTGGTTCATCACCCTGGGGGCTTGCCCTTTTGTTATCTACCTAGAGGGGGACCTTTACATGGTCCTCCAGGGCTGGGGGTTCGAGGATCCTATTGAATATGATCTGTAGGGTTGACTTGGGACTATTAAACACTTAACTTAAAACTGGAGGTTTTATGGGACGATGCTCTTATTGTTTCAAAGATGGGGAGTGTGTCCCCTACCGGGGGGACTATGCAGCAAGGTAAGGACTACTTTGAACTGGCTGAGGATGCGGTGAAGGCCCTGGAAGAGGGAGACCTCGATTTCTATGAAGAATGTATAGAGGAGATGAAGAAAGAGGAAGGGGTTAGGGTGGTTAGGTCTGTTGAACTTGCCCATCCTGGGATCAAAGAGATAAGATGAGCGTATTCCTTTGGTTGTGTGTCTTTGTTGCTGTTGTCCTCATCATTGCTGATGATTGGGTTTGATATGCAGAATTGCAATAGAGGCTACCCGAGGGCAAGAGTCTACCGCTTGATTAATCCAAACTGCCCAGAGTGTGGGACGTTGATGCATGAAGTGTTGTCCTTTGATAAAGAGGGCAAAGAAGACCCCGAAGATTGGGTCACCCTCCATTGGTGGGTTTGTAATTGTGGCTACAAAAGAGATCGCCCTTCCAACCCCAGACTCGACCCCACGGTGGCTAGTGTTAGGATCCAATAATGCGTAAGGGCCAGTTAGACAGTCTTGTGCATCGCTGTGCTGATCTCGCGGCCCATGGGCCTAACGTGTGCGCCTATGTCATCACTTATTCGGACAAGGGTGGTTCTATCCACACAGCCAGAGGGGGTAACTTGGCGGCCCAAGTTGGCATCCTTGCAGTGGCAAAGAGCGACCTCCTAACCGAGCTGTCTCGCCAACAGGAGCCCGAAGATGCCTAGACCTCCCGGTGCCCTCAATAGAGCCAATAGAGGGGACACGTATAAAAAAGGGCCAAATATAGACACGTCTGAAGAGCGTGTAAAGAAATTGGCAGAAATTAGACAGATTGATGGAGAAGTCCTAGATGCAATGTCTAAAACGAACCGGATGCGTCTTACCCATTCGGATCCGGCAAACCTCTCACTTCGTCAAGTTCAAACTGCCGGGGCAGAATTTCTGGCTTCGCTGGTGGGGCACCCGGAGTTCCGTAAGAGATTGGTTGAGGAAGGTCTTAAGGACCCTGTTTCTATTCTTAAGATCGCTTCCTCAGAACGTCCGAAGGAAATCCACATGGAGGCTGACATTCAGCACTCAGTCGTTGTCGTCCCAACTCAGTTGAGTGCAGCGGACTGGGAGGATAAGATCAAGACCATCCAGGAGAACCAAACGATTGAAGCCGAGTGGGAGGACAAATGAGTTGCGAGAACCCTGATTTTAGTGTTACACACAGCAATCCACTGGGCGTTTTCTGTTCCAAATGTGGTTGCAACAGAGCAGCGCATGGGATCGAGCCTCTGCCTGGTGAGTTTGAAGATAATGGAAGATTCGGTTTCAATCCGCTACCAGGGTGGGACAGTTAAGGAGGATGGATGGTAACTTGGCTACAGAGCCTTATCGGTAGAGGGGGGCCTCAGACTAAAAAGGTCGCCTTCCTCGTCTTCGTTATTACAGGAGTCTTCTACCTTGGACTGGATCTACTATTTCAGAGAATACTTAGCGAAACTTGGGTGGCTGCGTTTGCTATCCTTGCTGGGACTGTAACCGGGGGCTACCTGGGTGGCAAGCATATTGAGAAGGAGAAGCCTTGAAGATCCCAGAACTACTCAAGCCATTCCTCCCCTATGCCGCTGGACTCGCTGTAATCGTTTCTGTCTACTCCTACTATCACTACCAGTCAAACAAACGCCTAGAGAGTGAGATTGTGTCTCAACAGAAAGAGGAGCAGATCCATGCCCTTCAGGAGATTGCCCAGACGGAGAAGACTAAAGCGGAGGCTGCTGATCTCAAGGCTACTGCGTTGGCAAAGACCACAGAAGAGGCTAAACAGATCGCGCTTCTTGAACATGACAAATCCGAAGCCCTCAAGCGGAAGCTGGCTGCTCTTCAAGCAGGGAAGCCTCTTCCCCTACCCGGAGGAAACACCGGCCTGGATGACTCTGCACTGAAGAATCAGATCATTGAACAGCAAGATACTGAGATTCAATCTCTGCATGGGGTGATTGATAACCAGGATAAGGAACTCATTACGACAAGGTTATCTAGGGATTCATGGAAGGAAGTCGCAACTCTGAACGAAAAGTCTCTCAAATCGGCAGAAGAACGGGTTAGGGCTGAACAGATTGCCAAGTCTGCCATCAAGAAGCAGGGTTGGCTTAGGGAAGGCAGGGGTGCCCTCTGGGGCGGTGCCGCCGTATTCGCGGCCCATGCCCTTGGGGTATTTTAATGGCAATTATCTGGCAACCACAGGAACGGCAGAGACTTGTAATCTCGTGCCCCTATCAGGAGATTCTATATGGCGGCGCAGCAGGCGGCGGAAAGGATATAAGTGTTAATGAAATTATGCACTTACATACCGCACTTGGGCCACAGCAAGTCAAGGCTTGCAAAATTCGTATTGGCGAATACCTGATAGGGTCAGGTGGAACCCCTGTAAGGGTAATTGCAAAGTCCCTCATCGAAACAAAGGACTTCTTCCGAGTGTCTTTTGATGATGGGACGCATTTGGATGTTTCTCACCATCACAGGTGGACAATTTTCGATCTCTCCAAGAGAGGCCGAGGCGACAAGGAGCGTGGTAATTTCAAATGCACGGTTGATACCGCATGGCTCC